ATAAAAGAGAAAAGAGCTGGGGGTTTACTTACTAGATAAATGGCAACTTTTCCAAGCATAACTCCAACCTACGGAGTTAGAAAAACTAGCAGACCAAGAATAAGGACAACTTCTTTTGGTGATGGATATGAGTTTAGGGCTTTGTTTGGCTTGCCTTTGACTCAAGATCCAAAAGTATATGATTTGACTTTTAATGTGTCAGAAACAGAGGCAGATGTTATTGAAGGATTTTTAAGAAGTAGAGTAAACGATCAGGCAAGTTTTACATTTACCCCACCAGCAGAGGGAAGCACACAAACAGGAACTTATTCACAATCAAGTAGTGCAACAGTAACAATCACAATTACAAATCATGGTTTAGCTATTGGTGATGTTGTTACAATCGACTACACCTCTGGATCAGCTACTGATGGAGACTTTGTTATTGCTACAACTCCTACAGTGGACACCTTTACTGTTACAGCAGCCTCATCTGGTACTAATAGTGGTAATGTTTCTGTTACTTTGTCTGGTGCTGGTAAATATGTTTGTCAATCTTGGACTAAAACAATTCCATACAACAACAGAGCAACTTTAAACTGTACTTTTAGAGAAGTCTTCGAACCATAATGGCAATACCTACAGCAGAACTGCAATCATTATCTAATAAATCAATTATTGAACTTTATTCAATTACTTTAGTTTCTGCTTTGCATGGATCAGCTGATGTTACAAGGTTTCATTCTGGTGTTGGTATGAATAGCAATGCAAATATAATTTGGCAAGGAAACACATATACAAAATTTCCAGTGATAGCAGAAGGTTTCGAGTATGTAGGCAGGGGAACTTTACCTAGACCAACCCTCACAGTTTCTAATGTTTTAGGAACTATTACAGCATTAATGGCAACGGCCAATGCTACAACACCTTTTAATGATTTACAGGGAGCTAAATTAATTCGTCATAGGACAATGGCTCAGTTCCTTGATGCCAGTAATTTTCCATCAAATCAAAATCCATTTGGCACTCCATCAAGTACTACAGAACTACCACAAGAGATTTATTTTATTGATAAAAAAATTGTTGAAAATAGAGACGTTGTACAGTTTGAGTGTGTTTCTGCACTTGATTTAGAGAATATTCGTGCTCCAAAACGACAAGTTACAAGAAAAGACTTTCCTTCAGTTGGTACTTTTACATGAGTTGGAAAGATAAAGCTGCTGAATATGCTGTTGAGTGCTTACCTAAAGAGTCTTGTGGTTTGTTAGCTATCATTAAAGGCAAAGAAACTTTCTGGCCTTGTCAGAATCTATCTGAAGCCCCTGACGAATATTTTGTTATGTGTCCTGACTCATGGGCTGAATGTGAAGATCAAGGAGAGCTTATTGGTATAGTTCATTCTCATACTTATGGTTCTGCCTTACCATCTGATGCTGATAAAGCATCTTGTGAGCATTTGGGCTTACCTTTTTATATCTACAGTGTTGAGCATAAAGATTGGCATAGTTTCAAGCCTAGTGGATATAAGTCTGGTCTTTTTGGTAGAACGTGGATTTGGGGAAAGCATGATTGCTGGTCACTAATAACAGACTATTTTTTAGAAAAAAAACAAATTAACTTAAAATTTTGGCCTAGACCTAAAAACCTAAAAACATTTGCAAATAATCCATATTTTGAAAAAGTTTTGACAGGCTCTGGATTTGTAGAGGTAAATAAAGATGATATTCAAGAAAATGATGTTTTATTAATGGAAGGGGCAGAAGAAAAACTTAATCATGTTGCTTTGTATATTGGGAATCAAACTATTTTTCATCACAACATAAAACAGTTGAGTTGTAGAGAGATTTATGATTTAAGATATATACAAGCCACAAAAAAAGTTTTTAGATATGCAGCTTAGAAAACTTACAGTTTATGGAAGGCTAAGACAATTTTTAGGTCAATCACATTTTGAAGTTGCTGTAAATAATCCAAGGCAGGCTTTTGCTTTTTTGATAGCAAACTTTCCAGAAGTAGAAAACCACATGACAAATCAACTGTATAAGGTAAAAATGGGTGATTTAGAAATTACAGAAGATTTATTAGAAATTAAAGGTGATGGAGATATTAAAATTATTCCTATTGCTGTTGGTGCAAAAGGTATAGCTGTCGGAGCTTTACTTGGAGGAATAGGATCAGGTGCTGTTTTAGGGGGTGTTACTGCTGGATTTTTCTCTACCGCTATCGGTGGTATTGTTGCAAGTGGATTAACTGCTGTGGGTACTTCTATGCTTATCGATGGAGTTACAAGTATTATCGCACCAACTCCAAAAGTACCAAACTTTAACGCTGCTGACTCTTTATCGGACAATGACCCAAATGTGCAAGCAAACTTTGGTTTTAATTCAATTACTAATACTTCAAGGGCTGGTGTTCCAGTCCCGATAATATATGGAGAGGTATTTACTGGATCTGTTGTAATCAGTTCTGGTATTGATACAGTTCAAGTGGAGGGTACAGCAACATAATGGGTACTCTAGCTTTTCCAAATGGCGGTGGTCATAATACTCTTTTAGGGCAACTCGCAGGATTAACAAATCCTGATTTACCTAAAGATTCTCTTGCATCAAAACAGTTTCAAACGCTAATTGATCTTATCTCTGAGGGAATTATATCAGGATTCCCCTCTGCTACTGGATCTCAAGGTTCCACAGAATACAATACCTCTGCACTAAAAGACGTATTTCTTAATGGAACTCAAGTATTACAACAAGCTGCTGGTACAAGTCCAGATGATACAGATTTTAATTTTCAAAATATATCTTTTGAACCTAGATTTGGCACATCAAATCAAACGGCAATCGCTGGCATTTCTGCTAGTGAATCAGAAACTGCTGTTGGTGTAACAGTTACAAAAGATTCTCCTGTTTCAAGATCAATAACAGATACAAATATTGATGCTGTTAGAGTTACAATTGCATTTCCTCAACTACAAAAATTTGAAGATAACGGTGACATAAATGGTGCTGAAGTAGCTCTTACAATTCAAACTATAGAAAATGATGGCACAACGCAAACAGTTATAACAGACACTGTAAAAGGTAGGGCAGCAAGTACATATTTTAGAGATTATAAAATTAATCTTCCCTCTGGTACTAGCTTTCCTGTAACTATCAGAGTAAATAGAACAACTGATGACAGTAGTGATTCATTTTTAAATGATTCATTTCAATGGTCATCTTTTACAGAAATTATAAACGAATCTAGACCTTATGCTAATTCTGCACATTTAGCAATACGCTTTGATGCTGAAACCTTTCCTAGTGTCCCTTCCCGTATGTATAGGCTTAGAGGAACCCTTATTCAAATTCCGCACAATGGTACTGTTAGGGCTGATGGTTCTATTTCTTACACAGGTACTTTTAACGGCACTTTTAAAACTGATAAAGAATATTCAAATGACCCAGCATGGGTTTTGTATGACTTATTAACTACATCAAAAGGTTTTGGAGATCATATAGACTCAACTCAATTAGATGTTTATAGTTTTTATTCAGCTTCAGTTTATTGCTCTGAACAAGTGGACGATATGACAGGCTCTGGAAGTACGGAGGCAAGATTCTCAACAAACGTGGTTTTGAATACCCAGCGTGACGCATATTCACTCATAAATGATCTTTCTTCAGTAATGAGAGTGATGCCTTTTTATAGTGCGGGAGTTATAAATATATCTCAGGATCGACCCACAGACCCAAGCTATATTTACAATCTCAGCAATATAACAGCGGAAGGATTTTCTTATTCAAACGCTAGTAAATCAACAAAAGCAACTGTTGTTAATGTTGGATATTTTGATAATGAAACTCAATCTATTGATTATGAAACTGTTGAAGATACAGCATTACAAGCTAAATATGGAATTGTTGTTAGAAATTTAAAGGGATTTGCTACTACTTCTAGAGGGCAAGCCGCAAGGTTAGGAAAATGGTTTTTATATACACAGTCTAATGAAGCTGAAATAGTTTCTTTTAAAACATCTATAGAATCAGGAACAATAGTAAGAGTTGGGACAATAATATCTGTTCAAGATCCCATGAGAGCAGGGGTCAGAAGAGGTGGAAGGATTAAAAGAGGTATAAGCACAACACAAATTGAGGTAGATGATAGTAATAACTCAGATTTAACTACTGAAGCAACCTCGACATTATCAGTAATATTATCAGATGGAACTTTAGAAACTAAAGCAATTTCAACCAGAAATGGCAAAATTTTGACTGTCAGTTCTGCATTTAGCTCTGTTCCTCAAGCAAACTCAGTTTGGGTTATTGAAACGTCAAATTTGTCATTGCAAACATTTAGAGTTTTTTCAGTAAAAGAAGTGAATCAACTTGAATATGAAATACAAGCTGTTGCTCACAATCCGTCTAAATATGCAAGTGTTGAAGATGGCTCTACTTTGCAAACAAAAACATTTACAAATTTAACTGCTTTAAAAGATTCACCTAGTAACTTAACAGGATCTGAACAAATAGTTGTTTTAAATAATCGTGCTGTTTCTAAATTATTTATTCAATGGCAACCTGTTTCTGGGGTTACAGAATACATGGTTCAATATAGATTTAAAAATGAGAACTTTATTTCTGAAAGAGTAAAAAGACCAGACTTTACAATATTTGAAACACAACTTGGTACTTATGAAGTTAGAGTTTTTAGTTATAACGCATTAGGTAAACCAAGCACCACACCATCGACAACAACATTTACAACTGTAGGGAAAACAGCTTTACCAGATGACCCTTCTGGATTGACTTTAGAACCTGTGTCAGATCAGTTTGTACGACTACGTTTCAACCCCTCTACCTCTGTTGACGTTTTGCATGGTGGAACAGTATCCGTAAGGCATACTCCAAGCGTTGACCCAGCAGTAGCAACTTTTCAAAACTCTACAGAAATAATCCCTAAACTTGCTGGAAATATCACAGAAACTCTTGTCCCAGCTTTGACTGGGACATATTCAATTAAATTCATTGATGACACTGGAAACAGATCAGATAATGCAGCAAGAATTATAGTTACAGCACCTGATCCCCAACCAAATCAAGTAATCCTTACAGAAAGAGAAGATACTGACGTACCACCATTCCAAGGTGAAAAAACAAATACTTTTTATGATGCAACTTTTGATGGGCTTTTATTAGATGGCACTTTGCTTTGGGATTCAATTACTCAAAATATTGATGATTTATCCAATATAGATTTTGCTGGACCGATAAATTCTAGTGGTACTTATGAGTTTCAAAATAAGATGGACATGGGAGCAGTATTTAACTTGATGTTAAAAAGAAGATTCGTTACCTCTGGTCTTTTGGTAAATGACCTGATTGATTCAAGAACCGCAAATATTGATACTTGGACAGAATTTGACGGAACACAAGCAGATGATGTCAACGCAAAGCTTCTAGTTGCAACGACTGATATAGACCCAGCTACCTCAGTTTCAGCCACCTACGGACAGAGTGGGACAACTATAACTATCACAAAAACCGATCATGGATACGCTGTTGGTGACTTTGTTGTAATAGATTTCACTGCTGGTTCTGCAACTGATGGTAATTATGAAATTCAAACAGTCCCAAATGCAAACACATTTACAGTGACAGCTAGTGCTAGTGCAACAATATCAAGTGGAACTTCATGCACTTACGGAGCAAACTTTACCCAATTCAATACTTTTGCAAATGGAGAATACACTGCAAGGGGATTTAAATTTAAATGTGAACTTGAATCAAATGACCCAGCCCAAAATATTAATGTTACTGAACTTGGTTTTGAAGCAAGCGTTAAACGAAGGACAGAAACTGTAAATACTTCTATTGCAAGTCAATGTGCAACTACTGGCTCTGCAAAGACAGTAACTTTTGCATCACCATTTTTTACAGGGACTGGATCTCTTGGAGGTTCAACAACTGCATTTTTACCTACAGTTGGAATAACTTTGGAAGGTGCTGCAACTGGTGATTTTTTTAACATTACCTCAATTACTGGCACACAATTTGTGATAGAGACTAGAAGTAGTAGTGGATTGAAAGATTTAAGTTTTAGATACACAGCCATTGGCTTTGGTAAAGGTACATAAATATGTTTATATTTAAGTTATCAGTTATTCTATACTTAAATAAAAAGATTTAGTAATGGCCACACATGATTACGATATTGCCAACCAATCTGGTGCGGCATTTAGAACAGACTTAAATAATGCCCTTGCTGCAATACAATCAAATAACTCTAATTCCTCGAGTCCAGCAACTACAGTTGCTTATCAATGGTGGGCTGATACAACTAATGGTGTTTTGAAAATAAGAAACTCTAGTAACAATGATTGGGTAGAACTTTTTCAACTTGATGGTACGTTAACTCTTGAAGATGGCTCAAATTCGGCTCCCGCACTAGCTTTTAGAGATGATTTAGATACAGGAATTTTTTCAAGTGCTGCTAATAATTTTGATATTGCAACAGGCGGTTCTGTAAGACTCAATGTTAGTTCTTCAGGAATTAACGTTACTGGCGGTGTGACTGCTAGTGGTACAAGTACTTTTAATGAAGATGTAACTTTTGCGGGTGCAAATGTAAACATCACTTTTGATAAATCAGTAGACACACTTTCCTTTGGTGACGATTCAAAATTAGAATTTGGTGGAGGTCAGGATTTAATAATTCAACATGACACCTCTGGAACAGATGTAAACACCATAAATTCTGCAAATTGCGATTTAAATATTCTGCATGGAACTGAAACTATGATTTCATGTAAAGATGATGGACAAGTTGAACTTTACCATAATGGAACTGAAGCAATTACTACAGGTGATGTTTTTAATGTAATAAAAGCTGCTTCAACTGGAAACCCCGCAGGCTTACAAATTTTTAATACAAATAATGGAAGCAATTTTTCTCATGCTGCAATAAAACTAGAATCAAAAAATGGAGCATCAACAGGACATATTTTTGCTGATCATAATAATTCAAATCTTAGATTAGGATTTAATACAACTGGAGCAACATTAGAAATATATAATGATGGAGATATAAGAGTACAAGGATTAAGATTTGGTAGTGACACAGCCGATACTAATACACTTCATGATTATGAAGAAGGCGATTTCACGTTTCACTTAAGGAGCGAATCAGGTACCAACGCTACTATGTCAGGAAGAGTTGGAAGATATGTAAAAATTGGACAAACAGTTCATATTATTGGAGGCGGTCAATATTCGGGCGACCCAGATCAGAGGTCTTCAAGTCATGCTATAGAATTTACCAATCTTCCATTTACAAATGTTAGCACAGGTGTTGGCAGTGCAGGGTTTCCATTTCCTGTTCAGACCCAAAGTTTAAGTTCAACTGGGTTGGCAAGCATGAACGGATCACAGCCTTATGTATTCAAAGGCAGACTAGATAACAACGCAACATCAGGAAGAATAGTTGCTCTTAAAGGTGACGGTGATCAAAACCCACAAAATGCGTCACTTGCTTGTGTAAATAATACACAAATATATGTCATGTTT